TTTCCGTTTCTGTCTTTTGTTAATCCTGAAACATCAACAACTGTAGTTGTGCCTCCAGAATTATCAGAAACATTTTGATAGTGTGTTATTAGTTTTTTTTCGCCTTGATAAACCGTTTGGTTTAGTACTGCGTCTGCCATTTTTCCTCCTTATCTAGGGGTGGAGTCATTACACTCCACCCAGAGAGTTAATTAATATTAGCCGTTATTGTAATCAAATGCTGCACCCCAAATTTTAATAATAAATTTGCCTGCTGTGTATGCATTTTCAGTAGCTGATCCAGTAGTCAAGTACAGATATTTTTTAGTAAGTGCTGCTAAAGTAGCAGCAGCATCATGTTGTTGTCTCATACCGAGAGTCCAGTCACCACCATTTACAACAACTGTTGGAGTTGTTACCGCTGCATTTTCTGCATCAGTAGCTGTAGCTGAACAAACTAGATTGATATCTACATCGCCAGCTGTTGGTAATTCAAGACAGCTCATTTCAATGCTGTATGGAATACCGTTTACACCTGTTGTTAGTTCTGCAATGTAAGCATTCGCTGTTCCACCATCAGTACCAATGATATCATCGGCTGAACCGCCAGCCGCTAATCCACCATGTAGGTCAATTAGAATAGTTGTGCAAGTGTCACCACCAATTTTATTCACGAATGTGTTAATTGCTGTATCAGCAATTCCTGTTCCGTGATCATTAGGTGTGACTTTGAAAATAGTAGCTGCTGTACCTAAACTTCCATTGTTAGTACCTGTTGAAGTACCTGCTGCTACAATGTTGTTTCCAGTGCTTGCAACTTTTTCTACTTCCATACCACCCGCTGCTTTTATAACAGCGTAATCTACAAATGCTCCTGTAGTAGTGTTCTTAGTTGTTGCTTTTATATCGCCATCGGAACGTACCGTTCCATTAAACGTTGTTGTTGCCATTTTATAATCCTCCTAGATTATGTGAATACTGTCTCTAGGCCGTCGACTATACGCGTCAGTATTCTATTATTAATTGTATAGTGATTAAATTATATGTTATTTTTTGATTGAGTGCAAGAGATCCCTGCATAAAAGTACGTTTTCAGCGATGTGGCGTTTATCTAAGTTGCCACAGAAACTTGGGCAGCTGAATCACTGATTTTGTTTTCTCTATCAGCAATTTTGAACTCTTCAGCTTTGATCTGAGTGATGATACTTCTAATCTTCTCATCAATTTCGACCATATTAAGAGTATATTTTCCATGTTGATTATACTCATACTGCCACCCTAACTCCAAGGACCGTTTTTGTTTGTACAGGTCTTCGGTCATGATTAACCTCCTCATAGGTTATTCTACGGGTATCTCGAAACATTCCCGTTGATTCCCATTTTACACTTTTTTCTCCCACTTTGTCAAGCACTGCTTGCTCAATAGATGGACCATTATCTTCTGCTAATACTTCAAATTTAGCGTGATAATCATAAGCCCAAATGTTGACTAGGAAATTTTTCATGTATTCACCCTTATAAATTAAAAAGGGGCCGTTTTAAGGCGGCCCCTTAGTTTGTTAATTATTACGCACCTTCAACACCGTAGATACCTCTAGGGTCGGATACTCCAAACGAGTATCTTTCTCTAGCTTTGTATCTTACGTTACCTGTTGAGAAATCGCCTTCCATTTTAGTTTGGATAGGTAATCTTTCAAAGTACTTCATACCATTAGGCACGTCAGTGTTAATGTACCAAGAATCAGTATCTGTTAGATAGTGATTTACTCTATATCCTTCAGGGATCATTCCCATGTTCTTAAGAGCATTGATATCATTATCAGCTGTACCAACTCTACCTTGAGATTTTAACAATCTCTCAGCATTGAATTGATTTTCAGAAGGAACGATCATTTTCATTCCTCTAGCTGCGATTTTAAGACCTCTTTCATCAGTTAGTGCTGCAATGTCAATCATTGCTTGCTCTAACGATGTTTCGTTAAGGTCTGCCTGTGTACTTAGCGTGTTTGAGAAAGTACCAGCGATAGTTGGGTGTGCTGTATTGAACAAAGAAACTGCATCACCAGAATCAAAATTATCTGTAGTAGGTAATCCTTGATTCAAAGGTACTGCTGCCTTGATCTGTTTAGCATTTGCCATTGATCTCGCTAGCGCTTTTGTATAACGAGACGATAGTCTGTCATACAGGTTGTCTTCCATTGCTTCTTCAGTTAAAGCGAATGCAAGAGCCACTGTTTCATTAGTGTATCTTGCAGTGAATGTTTCCTGAGCATTGTCGTAAGCAACTGCTGAACCTTCCGGTTTAACATATGCGTTAGCAAAGCCAGATAACATTACTTCTTCTTCAAAAGCTCTGTCAGATGACTCAGTTACATAAAGTTCTTTATGTTCCTGATCATATCGTTTGTACTCCAAGCCGAATAGTGCATTCAAACCTGGTTCTAGTTCTTTAACTAGTTGTTGTCGTGATATTGCCATGTTTTATATACTCCTATTAGCTTGCTGCACCAGCAGTTCCTGATCCCAATAAATGTTCGTCAATCATAACACGCCAATTTACATTGGCTGCGTCGATATCTGAATTTTTTGGATCTCGAGAAACTCCGAGTACTTTAAATGTTGCTTGAGCGCTGAAAGAATCAGCAGATTCAAGCGATGATACCCCGTTTGAAGTACTACCACCATTAGACGCGAGATCGCAACATTTGAAAATGTCAGTACGATCCGAAGCACCTGACGCAGCTGATTGAACTTCAAACATCTGGTAAGGGCTGTCATAAATAAAAGCTTCAACTGCACCACTTGAAGGTGGTGTAACTGAGCCAGGATAGTAGTTTTTAAACGTAGGTTTTAATGTAGTTGGATCAACATAAAATGTTCCCCAGAAAGCTCCTAAATTAAGGACCAGACCAGCGGTTTGTATGTCTACATAACCAGTTCCTGTAGCAGGCGAACCTACTAAAGAGCCCTGATACATAAGACTGGCATCGCCAGGACTTATGTTATATGAAGCCATTCCCGTGGAATCATCTTGCTGACCAACTGTTTTTAACGGTCTAAGACCGAAAGCGGCATCTTGATTAGCCATTATTTTCCTCCGTTGTCTATAAAATATAGACGGTTAATTTAATTCGTTGATAGCAGAAATTGTTAAAAAACTATTTCTTATTACCACCGAAGGTTTGCGTCGAGTGTCTATCAACAGTGATAGGCATACTCGGGTGCTGATCCCTCAGTAGATCTGTTTTGATAGCATCGTCTTGGTCTGTAGCTTTTTGAGCATAATACTTTTGACGTGCTTCGGCGATCTCGTTAGGCACTCTGGCCAGCAACAGCCCACCAACTCCAATGACGCCTGTATATTTACCGGATTCAACAATCGGATAACCTTGATCTTTGTATTCACTAGCCATAACTAGTACGTACCCAGATCTTAGCCGACCTGAAATATTTTTTTGGTCATCAAAACCAAGACTTTCAGATCTTATCCAACGGTGCCTGAATCCATCTGGTGCAGGCGGCGCATCTAAAGATGACGGCGGTGTCCATACAACTTCTCGAGCTTCTTTAGCTCTAGTTTCGGACGCGCGAGGGGCTTTTTTCACTTTATCAGTTTCCATATGCTTAGGTCTCCTTCACGTTATTTAATTGTTTCGCATACTCTTCCAGTGGCACATTCAATTTATTAGCAATTGCTACTTGTGAGGATGTGAGTTTCACAGTTCTGCGTCCATCTTTGTAACCTGTTCGCGTAGCCGAAGCTACAGTTTGTTTAGGTTTGGACGTTTGTACTGTAGTATTACCAAATTTGTTGGGAAATTCAAGCTTTATTCTTCGATCCAATTCAGAATAGTAATCTTCTGATTGTGGATCGTAGCCTTCGTCATCAACTAACTTCTTGTGCATATCAAAAGCTGTATAGGTCATGGCATTATCTTTACCAAACCAGTTATTCTTTTGTGCCCATTCGGTTGCTCTGATATCCGGCGTAGGTTGAATAGGTGCTTGAGGTATTGTCCCTTCACTTAAGGTTTTACGTTGTTCTTCTTCTTGCTTTTGAGTTACTTTCATTTCAGCAAGTCTTGCTTCTTCATAACCCAATTTAGCAATTTCTTTTTGTGCAATGACTTCAGCGCCAATATCACCAGCGTCTCGAGCATTTTTAAGTTTGCTTTCAGCGGCAGTTACACTGGAAGTAATTCGATCTTCCATCTCTTTGACATAACCTGTATCTAATTTAGAGAGTCTGTCTTTAAGAGATCTCTGTTCTCCTTGCACAGATTTTGCGTATGTAAGTGCGGCTTCCCTTTGACGTTCGGCTTCACGCATACGTTTTGTTAGTTTAGCAATACGTACTTTTACGCCTTTGCCATAGTCTTCTAGTTCTTGTTTTTGGTCTTCTGTTTCAGGTTTACTTTCCTGAACATCAGGCTGCTCATCAGATTTCGCAGGTGCGTCATCGGACTTAACAGGCTCTTCAATAGGTTTTTCATCCTTTACCTCCTCTTTTATTTCTACTATTGCTTTGTCTTTTTCTTCTGGCAATGTGACTTCAACATCCGGTCCACTGGTATCAATGTCAATTGTTTTTTCTTCTTTGACTTCGTTAGCCTTTTTTGGTTCGTCAGGCATAGTTTCCTCCTATGTTAATATTCATGCAAGATATCCTCTGGATTCTTGATGGTTGCCAAGATTTCATCGTCATTTAACAACCGTACTTCTCCACCCTCTATTTTTATTCGAGACCCAGCGTAACGAGCGAACATAACCCAATCGCCTACTTTACACCAAGGTCCTTGCTTATAACGATTTTTGTCCCGATAACAATCAGGACCCATCGCTAATATGTTTCCACATTGAGAAGCCACTTGTTGCTTTTCTAATGTGTCTTGTCCCATTAAAATTCCCCCTTTAGTTTTTTCTCCCATTTTAAAAGGCAGTACAAGAATTCTCCAACCTGTTGGTTGCGGGAGCTTTGTTGATTCTTTGGTAATTTGTTTTGATTTTTCGACTCCTACCAGATCAGTTTTTGGTAGGGTTATCTTCGGTTTTAATTTTAACAACGTTTCCGTCTTCATTTGGCTCCTTGTTTTTTAGCAGGTTAGAGATTTCCTGTAAAAGATAATGATACGTTCGTACCTGACCCAACATATATTGATATTTTTCAAAATTGTCAACACCTGTAATCATGCCATTGACAACATCATCACGTCTGAGTTCGACTAACTTCTTTAATTTAAATAATAATTGGACTCCGTCCATAATTCTTTCTTTTAGACTCTTCCACCTTTCATGAAAGCTCTTCCTAATCCTCTTTGAGCAGCTCCTCCACCTTGGAGAGGCGTTCTTACTTCTACTCCCCCACTAGGATAACCAAATCTATTGTTTCCTAAGACGGGTGAGTATCCAGCGGCATGACTCAAGCCACCATTAGCTTTGCCAATTCTGCCACCATCGGCAGCTGATTTTCTATTTATTTTTCTTAAATTTTTAGCCATGTTGTAGGCTTTAGAACCTTCAGGACAACTTTTACTGCCATACTTTTTACCTGTACATTTACCTTTTGTACCTGAAGCGTCAATTTTCTTAAATGCTTTTTGTATCCACTTATCGTCTTTGGCCATTATTCGTCTCTTGGTCCTCTCTTCTTTTTATCTTTTATTTTTTGTATTTTTTCACTAACTTTTTTAAGTGTTGTAGGTGTTAGTGCTTCTACAGCTGTTACAGCTGTCTTTATAGCAGTCTTTATTTTCTTGTCCGACAAAAGTAATTTATTTTGATCTGTTATATC